TTTTTTCTCCGCCTACACGAGCCGTTGGAAAATTGGCCTTTAATATATCTAGCTACATCTCTTCTAAATTCGACAATAAAGTAAATGTCGAATATCATTTTGTACCGACCAACAAATACTACAATAAACCTTGGGTGCGTTGCGTTGATGAAGAAGACAGAGTCTATATGTTACATAATTTGGTGAAATATATTAACACCACATATTCAGTTCCTTCCAATATTAAAGTTGTAGTAAATGAACAGGATATTAAATTTGGTAAAAAAGAAAAGGACCCAGGAACAACTATGAACAGTTTAGAATACTTTACTAGCAAGCAAAAGGAAAATGTATATTTAGCAAATAGTATTGAAAACATGATACAAATTGTAAAAGGAGGACGACAAAACTCGTTGAAATTGCTTTTCATGGTAAAATCAATATGTTATGATATTTATTCTGTCGAACTTATTGGAGTCAATCAATCTGACAATTATGTTTATAAAAGCATTCAGTTGCGCGAGTTATTGAAAGATGCTGACGGTGATTATCCCAAAGAAGTATCTCAATATTTCAAATCCAACAAGATTACTAAATCAATGATTGAAGAATATATTTCATCTAATAAAAAAGAATCTACATTCGAAGGAGTGAAAAAACTGATTATGGATAGAATTACGTTTGTACCAAAACATCTTGTACCTGAGGCTTATAGAGCCGCTGCTGGAAATCGCGTAAGAGAAGAACTAGATGTGTATTATTCTTCTCTGAAAAATATTCAGAATTTTACGACGCCTGGAATCGAAAAATATATTACCGACAAAGGTTTGTATGAACATTGTAAATCTAATTATGTTGATAAATTAATTAGCAGGAAATCTAGAAGTTCAAAGAGTTCAAATAGTTCAAAGAGTTCAAAGAGTTCAAAGAGTTCAAAAAAATCAAAGGGTTCAAAAATAAAGGTGAAAACAAGAAAGATAAAATCGAAATGAACGCCTATAGTCAGTAATTAAATTCCTAGTAAATGTGTAAAGTATTTGATAAAACCCATGAATCTGAAGAAAAAAGGAAGAATATACCAAATATAATACAAAGCGCGAAAAAATACAACAATGTAGCAGTAAGACTACGCAATATACTATCAAAAAGAAGACGGTAACGAAGGTTGTAACGAAGGTTGTAACGAAGGTTGTAACGAAGTAAAATACATTACATACGTTTTTATTGGTTGAAAATAATATAGAGATATTTTCATTTATTAATGAAAATATGAATAAACGGATACAACAACCGTGTTTAGATCCGAGAGGGGAATCCAAACCAGGATTAGATACTGACAAATATAGACACACGAACCAGTTTGATGAATATAATAATCTACTTTGGCCTAAACATAACCCATTCCACATACCACTTGTAAAATTACCATGTTTAGACTCTAGAGGGGAACAAATGGCAGGTATTGATACTAATAAAGATAGACACACTAGTCAGTTTGATGAATATAATACTCTACCTTGGCCTAAACATAACCCATTACACATACCACTTGTAAAATTACCATGTTTAGACCGCCGTGGGGAAGTAGTTACTACAGAATCTCCACAAAAATACGATTACAAAAACTTTTCATACCAAATGTATGAGCTTAATATATATGACCAAAATATGTACGACGATGACCAAAATATGTACGGCAATATAAATTATGACCAAAAAATGCGCGACAAAAAAATATATGACCAAAAACAAGAAGGTTTGAAATATACGATCAAAAACAAGAATGTTTGAAATATATGATCAATAATTATAATAATCTTAATATAGTTAATAGGAATTGAATGTTTAAAGTATTTGATAAAACTCACGAATCTGAAGAAAAAAATGAAGAATATACAGATGATGATTTACGAGTGAAATTAAGTAATGGACTAGGTAATGATGTAATCAACTACTTAAATTCACCATTTTTAGATAAAACATATGGTACCGCATCATATAGTGATGTACAAATAAGATCATTTATAAACTCAATATTTAGTCTTTTTTCAAAGGGAAACGTTTGTTTTTCAGCAGGAACTATTGTATTTAGTGATTTTGGGAAATTACTGTTTAATTTACTAACATATAACCAATTAAAAGTGGAAAATGGTATATATTTATGTAATAATCCTGGTAAAAACGTTCGTGGTAAAGATGTTACATCAAAACTAGTTACTGTAAAAAAAACGCATAAAACTCATAATAAAGTATTTACTTCTGGAAAAGGAGAAAATATCGCATGTCTTCCTACAAACGAAACAAAATTTGAAAGAAGTATTAATCCACCATTAGAAGGACTATGCGATGAACCAACTTCTCAAGATAAAAAAAGTGAGTCTAAAAGTGTTTTATTGTATTATCCATTTAAAGTTGAAGATGACAAACAATTATTGTTTTTTAAATTAGAACGAGATGAAATAATATCTAGTGGTCATGTTAAAAAAGCAATAGCAACCTATGCTGGAAATAGATTTGATTCCTATTTTCGCAATTCTAAGCCTGTTTTCGGAGTGAATGAAATACCAAACCAAGGTACAGATACAATTACAGGTTTTGATATGAGAAGAGAAGATAGAAGTCCTGATAAAAATCCGAATGAATGCAATTATTCAGAGTTTTTTAATCAAAAAGACGTTGATTTCTATAGAAATTATTATAAAATTTTAGGTATAACCAACCCATCTGACGAGGTAATACAAAATAATATTGCTGAACTAGAATGGTATAATACTAATATTCGAACTGGTTGTGAATTTTATGTTACGAGCTTTTTATTATTTGATATGTTAAAAATATTATTTGTTCCAAAACAATCAGTTACTTTGAAGCATTTGGGCGGAAATGGTAAATTTAGGTCAATTAAAAAAAGCAATAAAAATAAAAATAAAAAGGTGAAACGAAGTAGAAAAGTAAAACGAAATAGAAAAGTAAAACAAAGTAGAAAAATGAAACGAAGTAGAAAAATGAAAATGACTCGAAGGTGAAAATGACTCGAATGTGTAAATAAAAATATAATATAAATTAGTTGATTTTACTTATAATTTATATTTGACTCTTCATTATTTAATCTAATATTAGATTATATGACAGAACAAGTATTTATTTGTATTGCTATTTTAATATTTTTATATTTCCTTTATCAACAATATATTTTTCAAAAAAGCATCTTTTTCTCTCAAGAAGCATTTACTCCTCAGCAAGTACAAAATATAATACAACCTCCTGGCTCTTATAAAATTGGTACCGCAGACTCAAATTATATTAAAGATAAGCAAATATTGACTGTAAGTAACGGTTACACTGAAGAAATGATTAGTCATTTAAAACCCAGTAATCCTGAGGCGTTTGATCGCGAAACAACCGATACAATGGGAGACTTTCCTGGAGCAGAACAAGAAAAATATGCTTTACCAACAACTGAATTTGAATACCCAAACGATCATAAATTTACTGTAGATTACAAATGTCGCAAATCAGCTACAGGAATGTTTTCCGATTGTGGTGTTTATTCAGCCAACACTGCATGGACTGCTGATCCATACAAAGGATTAAATTGTCCATTATCAAATACTAAAACACCTGAAATACCTAGTGACATATTCCATAAACGTGAAACTGAATATGGAGAGCCTAGCAAATCAGGTATTAGCGGAATTGGTAACTCTATGTTACGATAAAGAATGTAGAAAATATTAAAAAAATAAATATATTTATAATTATATTTATTTTTAATCTGTAATATTAGTAAAAGTTACATTAGATATAACATTATTAACGAGCATACATTAGACCACAATTTCCACCAACAAATGTTATCACATTGTATCTCTCTTCAAATACAGTCATGTTGTAATTGTAATCATATAAGCGCCAATTTGGCTTATTTACACCTATAATTTCATTTGTTGAAGGATCACAAATGGTGTAAAACTGAGCTTCTTCGTCTAGTGGAGGACTATATGTCGTAAATTCCAACTGAATATCGCGAAATTTGCTCATATTCATAGCACCTGATGGTTGAAAGTCAAATGGATCGTTATGAATCGCAAAACTATAATTGTAGAGACCATCTGGAGCATTACCTGATGTTCTTACGTATTTTTCAATGTAATTATATACACCAGCATCCAATACATTTTCGCGATATTTTCCGTCTAATAAAATACCCATTTGCAATAAAATGTCTTTTTGATTTTGAGGATTAAAATCACCTGTAGTAAAATATCCAGTATGTTTTCCGTCAGCTGGATTATGACCAGGACCAATACCTGCCTGAGTAACAGCATTGCAATCCAATACCAAATTTCCAGACGGATCCGCAAAATCGACTTCCTGAGGCAGATAATTATAAGGCCAATTTGTGTAATTACTCCATTCATTTCTTAAATTAATATCATTTCGCTGAAATGTCATCATCCATGATGAAACCATTCCCATTGTATTTTCCATTTTCACTCGCTGACTACCGGTAACATTGAAAAACTTCCAATCATAGATAGATTTAAACAAGTATTTTTGTTCTCGTGCTGCAAATACTTTCGACTCTTCCTCGGACAAAAACCCATAAGTAGATACTAAATGAACATCCGCATTCCAATTTGTTCGTTTATCTTGATAGGATGATACCGTATTTAATGAAATATCAGGAGGAGGTTGTAAAAAACGATAAAACTGCTGTAACGGTTCGTTAAAATTGGGTTGAATGTAGGGATAATTATTTTGTTGGTCTGCTACATCGCGAATAACAATTAATTCTTGTATGGGTCTAAGTGTAATATTAATTTCCAATTCATTGTATTGTAGTGCTACTAAAGGAAATGCCATTTTCGCAGCCAACGTGAACCAAAAATTAATTGGAATATACAACTTCCGCGCTCTTATAGAGGGTTCCGGACCAACTGGATTGTCGGTATGATATGCATTTGGATAAGCATTTACGCGAGGACCAACGTTTCCAGGGTCATTTAATTCGGCTACATTACCACTCATGTTATCGTATAGTGCTTTTTTTACGGTTGTAAAATCGCGTTGGATCATCGCAAGTAGATATGCTCCTGAGTAACGATTTAGTGTCTGTCCGCCAACTACTATTTCCACTTCTTCAATCATTTGTGTTCCCAAATTATCAATCCATTTGAATTCATAAGGTGCCCAATTTCCACTACAATCTTGTGGTGGATAAATAGGACTCCATATAGTAGGTAGTTGAACGACTAAATAGGTATCTAGTAATAATTCCGCATATCGCTTCATTCTAAACGTAAATTTAGATGATTCTGTCAATCTGAGTGAGCGCTGACCATCGAAATCTAGGCGAAACTTTTGAAGACCGAAATTGGTGTATTTTTTATAGGTTGTCTTGAAAAAGGTCTTTGACGGATTTCCGTTTAAATATACATTTTGATTTCCATAGGCTACTATATTTAATAATCCTCCAGGCATAATACTTATATAATTATTATACATTATTTATTGTTTAACTTTTTATAAAATTACATAATAAAAGTGGCATAATCTAGCAATTATATATAATCATTCATTGTTAAAATATTTTTTCATCTACTATTATAAGTATGGAAAAATTAAAGAATGCGCATCAAATGTTTTCAAAAATGTTTAAAGAACAAAATAAAGCTGTCATGGTAAAATATATTGCTTATTTCATAATCGTTATTTTAATAATTGGTTTAGTCGCTTACACTGTTGATAAAATTCGTCTTAATAATAATAATTGCGATGCCCTAGGAAAAGTGTATTCAGCTTTCCCAAATATATCATCTATTAATCCGGATGATGCAGCCTATAGTTACAAACTGAGAGATTATTATATAAAAACCGCTTACAACTGTTGTTGTGGTGGTCAATTTAAAAACGATTATGTTAATATTTGTGCTTTAAAAACATGTATCGCTCAAGGTGCTCGTGTTTTGGATTTTGATATTTATTCCATTAACGATGAGCCTATTATAGCAGCTTCATCTGTAGATAACTATACAGTGAAGCAAACATACAATCAAATACATTTAGAAGAAGCATTACAAATAGTAAATAATTATGCATTTAGCGGTGGTTCTTGTCCCAACCCCAATGATCCATTGATATTACACTTTAGAATTTCCAGTAATAACGATAAAATGTATAAAAAAATGGCAGATACCATTTATAATACCATTCAATCTAGATTATTAGACAAAGAATATAGTTACCAATATGTCGGCAAAAACTTGGGTAGTGAAGACTTGAAATTATTCCTTGGAAAAATCATAATTTCGGTTGATCGTGCGAACCCTCTTTTTGAAAATACACCCCTAAAGGAATATGTAAATATTGCATCCAGTTCCATGTTTTTGCGATCTTTGCGTCATTATGATATTGTTAATACACCAAATTCCGATGAATTAATTGAATATAACAAGAAAAATATGACTCTAGCTATACCTGATTTAAGTGTTTATAACAATAACATGTCTGCTGTATTGAATTTTAACTATGGGTGTCAATGGGTTGGTATGAATTTCCAAAACTTTGATGATAAAATGCAGTATTATACAATGTTTTTCGACAAAGTTGGACATGCGTTTGTATTAAAACCTGAAAACTTGCGATTTATTCCAGTCACTATTCCGGATCCTACTCCGCAAAATCCAGAGAATTCTTTTACGACTCGTGATGTATCTACTGATTACTATTCATTTAGTGTATAAGTTCATAGATAAAATGATTTATCTATTCAAATATGTATAATAATTTTATGTCATTATTATATATATAATAATCCATGCCATCATGTAATAAACTAACATTGGAAGAAAAGGAAGTTGATATATTGAGAGATGCCATTGATATTGCTGAAAAGCGTAAAGGTAAGAAGACTGTAAGTGATCCTGATGTTAAAAAAATAATTTCTATATTGGAGGATTTTCTAAAGAAAAAACGATTAGTTTGTTATGGTGGAACTGCTATTAATAATATTCTTCCACTAGATGATCAGTTTTATAATAAAGACATTGAAATTCCGGATTACGATTTTTATAGTCCGACTTCTCTTGAAGACGCAAAAGAATTGGCAGATATTTATTATAACGAGGGGTTTCAAGAAGTGGAAGCAAAAGCTGGGGTTCATTATGGCACATATAAAGTATTTGTCAATTTTATTCCTGTAGCAGATATCACTTATTTAGAAAAATCGTTATTTAAACGTGTTCAAAAAGAAGCAATTCGTATATATGGTATATTGTATTGTCCTCCTAATTTTCTTCGCATGAATATGTATTTGGAATTGTCTCGTCCTGCTGGCGATACTAGTCGTTGGGAAAAAGTGCTAAAACGACTTATCTTATTAAATAAGAATTACCCATTAAGTGGTAAGCACTGTGACCCTAAATTGTTTCAACGAGAATTTGAACGTATTGACGCAAAGAAGGAGGAACAATTATATTACACAGTACGCGATTCTTTTATTGATCAAGGTTTGATTTTTTTTGGAGGGTATGCCAGTTTTCTTTATTCTACATATATGCCTACCAAGCAGAAGAAACTATTTCAAAAAACGCCGGATTTTGATGTATTGGCGGAAGAACCTGAAAAAGCGGCAGCTATATTGAAGGAGAGATTAGAAGATTTTGATTACAAAGATATTCAACTTATAAAACACGAGGGAATAGGAGAACTCATTGCGCCTCATTATGAAATAAAGGTGAAAATCAATAAAATAGAAGAAACAGTTGCTTTTATTTACAAACCACTAGCTTGTCATAGTTATAATATTATTAAAAAGGGGAAAAAAACAGTTCGTGTAGCAACGATTGATACCATGTTGAGTTTTTATTTTGCGTTTTTCTATAGCGACCGTGACTATTACGACGAAAATCGCATCTTATGTATGGCTCAGTATTTATTTGATGTACAACAGAAAAACAGACTACAGCAAAAGGGACTTTTAAAACGATTTAGTATTAATTGTTACGGAAAACAAGATACATTGGAAGAAATGAGAAACACCAAGGCGGAAAAATACAAGGAATTAAAGAACCAGAGAAACTCAAAAGAGTATGAATCGTGGTTTTTACGATATATTCCATTCGAAGAAAAAATGGAAAAAAAGGAAAAGAAGGAAGAGAAGGAAGATAATATTAAAAAAGGAAACAATAGTTCCAAACATGGTACAAAAAAACACAACAAGAAGAATAAACACAATAAGACGAAAACGAAAAGAAAAGGAAAGGGGGTATTTGGATTATTTTGATTCTTTTCTATATTGACTATTTTTGAATAATAAACATAAATATTATTCAAAAAATACATGTATCGACTATTCACTAATTATACGGTTAAGTACAACATTATATCTCTCCAAATATTTTTAAATACAGATATATGTTGTCTAATAAATGTGTCCTTTTTTAGACGTTCCGGTAATAAATCGTCTATATGTAATCCTAATCTAAAGATATATACAAGAATTATATATACTATTTCTCTCAATCTAAAAAATAATACATCAATCATGTTCCAATCGTTCACATAACTACATAGATTATTGGCGACGTTTTTCTCGAAAAACTGATGAGTGTCCATTAATCCTTCAAGTAATCGCGAGTAAATATTCTTTTCGTTCTTTATGAAAATCATATTTTTTATTTTATCTAGGCTTTGTAGATTCAAAAATAGAACCTTGCTACCATTATCTTTTGTTTTAAACATATATGGGAATGCACCATCAATACAACCATCATTATCTGTTGCCTTTCCTTCCATTAAATAAGGTACATAGAGAGATTTGATTATATTATCAATTAATTCAGCCTTATTTTTATATTTTTTCTTGACGATTTGTTCGCCTTTAATTGTGTCGAAATAGGTCAAGTAAAAACGATTATTTACAATCTGTACATCATCTTCACTAATAATTTCATTCATCGTTTTCTTAAATTTTACAATTACCTTTTTTAAATCTTGATGTTTTCTTAAATATTTGTAACAGTCATTACATATATCAATCGAAATATCCATTTTGTCTAATAAAAACAAGAGTCCTATGATAGCTCCTATACTACATCCGGATACCTTGTTTACTTTTATTTTGTTAGAGCGTTCTAATTCTTTTATATAAAACAAACTACCTAGCATATATACACCATTGAATGCTCCTCCATCTAATACTAAATCTATTTTTGTTGGTAAATGTTTTTCAGGAACATTCTCTATAAGAGTATTTATAAATGTTTGCAAAGCCATAATAATATATTATCTTACGTTTATAACATATTATTTTCTGCGAATAGCTACTCATTGTCTATTTACACCTTTGAATATACCAAATATATTTCTATATATTCTGTAAATGAACCAATGTTTTTGAAATAATATAATAAGCTATTCCGAAAAATAGACTGTTTATAATATACCCAGTCAAATTAGGATTGCCATCTTTATTAAAAAGGGAAGGTAATATAGCCAATACTTTGCTTTTAACAATAGGTAGTTGAAAGATAAAATACAATAGACCAATTATAATGGGTATCTGAAACTCGTCATACAATATTTCGAGTGAATCGCGTGAATTTTGATTTTTCACACGTCTAGCTAATATATCTTGCTCTGTATCTGTATTGTGAATATAATCGGATTGTTCTTGTTGAGGTACATAATTTGGTTTCACTTGATCATCCGCAAAATGAACTGTATTTGTTGGAATATCACGCGAAGGTAATGATGTGCCACCATTTGCACTGGCTTGTTGAATCCCACTAACTAATTCGTTCATCATTTTTTGCTCATGAATTTCACTAGAATCAATATTTGGACCAGGAACACCACCAGGAGCACCACCAAGAGCGCCACCAGGTGCACCACCACCAGGAGCACCAGCAGCGGAGATTCCATCGTTTGGGTCGTATGTACTCTGTTTATCAGTTGTTTGTAAAACAACATTTTGGCTACCACTACCAATAGCAGGATCACTTGGTAAATCAGCTAAACTTGTAGTATCAGACATATCTAATATAATGAAAAGATTGATAGATGAACAGAATTACGCAAAATTCACATTTTTTCTTCTTCCCTCACACCCATGAGATTCCATTTCATATTTAAAACAATTATCGCCATATTTATAAACTTTTTTCTTAATATCTTCTAAACTAGGAGCACTAAATTCAATACAATTGCGACCAATACAACCTTTTCTAAACAATGTGGCTAGACCCAGTCCTAAAAGCGTTGACATAATTATCTTTCCTGTTTCAGTACGAAATAGTTTTTCAAACGCCATTTATAATACCTATATTATAGTCGTACATAATTATTTATACGACGATAATCGTTATGATTGTTACATATAGAATGAATATAGTTGCTTCATTATTCATTGTTTATTTACCACCTATACTATCGACTATACCTGTAAAGGTATTTCTTCCGCATTATTAGAGCATTTTACTATGTTTTGTTTTAACTGAAAACAATTATCAACCTTGTCGCGAAACTGGAATAGATGATTATTATCGCCAGTAGGATATACGGTTATTTCTTTGGGTGGTGGGCTTGTTATATACACACACAGCAAACCAACTAGAAAACTTAAGAGAAATACGCGAAAATTTATGAGAAACATGATTTTTACTTATATTACTCATCGATTATATTTTAGTGGGCATACAATGTTTTACAATCTATTTTAGTAATCTAGTAATCACTATCGTATGATTCATTATTATTCTTACTTATCATCGCTCT